CGGTCAAACCCGTTAGCGGCAATCTTCTTACTTGTAATTCCAGCGTCGTTGAGTAACTTCTCGAATGCTCCGGTAGGTCTGTATAAAAGTGCGGCCGCTCGGTTTCCCGGTTTCCAATTATTCCAGTCTACGTAATCCGGGCTTTCTTCCTTTTTCTTGGCCTTTGTAATTGCAGCTTTGTTGTATTCCGTCTTTGCTTGGCCTATCGCCTCTGCGCTCGCGTCTAATCCGAGTAGGAATCCATCTGCGTAAATCTTTTTTAGCGCGGCAGCAATCGGCTCGTTATTTATTCTTACATGCAGCATCGCCCACGCCCTAGCCCGGGTGCGGTCTTGCGTAATGTTATCTGTAACAAACGGGTGCGTCTGTTGATACGCCTCATAGATGTTGCGTGCGTTAATGCTTGCCCGGAGTGCGGCTCGCATCGTTACTGAATTCTTTGCCGCTACGCGCACATCGGCCTTATGTGCGCCCCACGTCATGCTAGGTAGGCCTTTGCCAATGACCTAGCCGTATCGAGGTCGCCTTCTACTGCGCAGCGGTTCAACGCCTCTCCAACTATCGGGTCAATCATCTTAAATTCGAAGTCTCTTTTACGCTGACCCTTTGCAGCCCACTTCATAAACGCTTTTACTTCGGCCGCTACTTCGTTGGAGGTGTTTTCGCCTTCGGGAATCTCCGGCGCTGCTTGCGTTTCCGGGATTGCTGTCTCCCCGTCTTGCTCCAGCTGTGGAGCGTTAGAGGTTTTAGCGTCAATAATTCCGTCAGGTGAGAATAGGTATACGCCGCTTCCGCTTACCAGTATCGGCATGTCCGCTTGCGGTGTATCTAGTAATGGTAGCCCTAGTTCGCTGCGTCGTTCGTTTACTGTCTTGCCGGCGCTGGTAACTTCAATCTGAGCCTTGCGTGCGCTTGACTCATCTTCTTGGCTCTTGCTTACCATTAACTTAAATTCGAGTTCGCGTGGCATTCCGAGGTATGTGTATGAAAGGTTAGTCAGCATTTTGTTAAGCCAGTTTACAATCGGTTGTACGCCAACCAATTCTGCGCTGTTTGCTTTACCTTCTTCGAATCCCTTGCCGCCTAATCCGCCGCCTTTAGGTGAGTATCCAATCTCTGTAGGCTGTACTCCGAAGTGTCCGCAGATTGAAGCAATGAGGAAATCGTCGAGCGTATCCTTAAATTTCTCGCCGTATGCTTCATTTACGATTGGTGTAATTCCTGTAGGCAATAATCTTGCGCGCTTGCGCTGTTCGGTTTGTCCGGCTAGGTCATCGTTAAGAATGTTTTCCCATGCTCGTAGCAAGTCCGGGTTAGTTCCCCACGTAGCATCTGTTGAGAACATGAGTTCCGGTAGCACGCCGTCTGTGTATTCCGCGCGTATCCATTGCTGTCTGCGTAGGTAAATGTCTGCTAGTGGTAGCGCTCTTTCTACCGGGCTGAATCCGTAGACGCTTGTAGTGCGTCGGTTACGGACTAGGTATGCGAGGTCATCGCTAGTGAATTCTCCGTCTGCTTTAGGGTCATCGCTGTTAGCGCTGAATTCTGCACGTGGGAATCCGTAAAGGATTTGCTGGTATGCAGCTTGCGGCGGCATAGGTCGCATTCCTCTGTCATCTAGCATCGGTTTAATAGTTGCGCCATCTAGAATCTGTAATCCGTATAGTTCTCCGCCTACTGTTTTCTGAGGCCAGATTGCTAACCCGTCAATTACGAGTATTTCCTCTAGCGCGATGTTAAGCCAGTCGGTAAATGTGAGGCCGTTGCTCTTGTCCGGGTTCTCCCAGAATGTTTTGAGTCGGTAAATCTCGTCGTTAAAATCTTGGCGCGCCTTTACCATTGCGCGGACATGGTCTCCGCCGCTCTCGCTCATAATCTTTTCGCTTGCGTCTTGGCCGAGGACAATGTCCCATTCGAGTCCGCTAATCTTTCCCTTAATTACTTCTACGCAGCGACGTAGAATGTCAATCTGTTCCGCAGCTGAACGTAGAGTCTTAAATGGTACGTTGCGCGTTTCTGTAATGTTGATGTTTTGCGCGACTTGGTATTCGTATCTGCGCGGTTCCGGTCTTCCTGTTACCGGGTTTACCGGGTTAATCGCTCCCGGGGTAATTGGAATACCCGGACCAAATGGAACTCCTGCGAGGATTGCGTTACGCGGTAGAGCATTTACTGTTCCGTAGTTTTGTCCGATTGCTCCCGGCGCTGCGTTACGCATTTGCTGCTCGGTCATAGTTACTGACCCGGCGGGTAGTTTCGGTGCTGCCTTTTCAATTTCAGTTCCGGCGATTGCTTTTGCGATTCGGTCTCTTAGACCCATGTGAATCTCCTATTGTTTTGCCCCTTGTATTTCAGGCTGCGTAATCATAGCAGTACCTCTTGCAGTTGCGAGTATTTGCTCCGGTTTTATTAGGTAGCCTCTTGACGGGTTAGGCTCAATCTTGCACTCTATCTTGCGGCCGTTTTTTAGTACCGCTTGTATCAGCGTTTCTCTTGTAATTATCATCGTCGCTTCCCCTAATGGGAACGCCCAATGTGACGCCTTGCTTACGGCCAATCCGCTCTTCTCCCAGCTTTGCGTCTTTTGCTTGTAGCAATAAATCTCTATGTATAAATTGCCGGTTTCTTTCCACCTTCTATCTGTCTTTACTTCAATGGTCTGTATTTGTAGCAGCTCTCGTATGCTGTTTTCCCCGGCCAGCCCGTCTCGTAAATCTATATCCCAATCAGACAGCGACATGCATACTCGTTCCGCACTTGAAGCATCTGCTAGCGCTCTTCGGCATCGGTAATCCGCATTTACTACAGAAATTAGCAATAGCCGAGAAGTATGTGGCCGCGCTACTTGTACCAATCAGGTGACTGAATCCCTGCACCATGGCATCTAGTCTGTCAGGTGAGTCCGCGCTATCCGGTGTCCAGCTCGTCATCTGCTCTTCCAGTTTGTCGAATTCTCCGACGTGTTTAATTCTTCCCTGCTCATACATCGCCGCCACCGGCTCTGCTCTGAGTTTCTTTCCTACGTGCGCTCGCACTTCCTGAATCGGTAGGCTCATGTCTACTTGGCGTAATACTGCCGTAACCATGTCTCCACCTTGATTTACTTCTACCAGTATTGAGTCCGCTTTATGTTCGCGGAATACCGCTACCGCTTTCTGCGCCCAATCGTTCGGGCTTCCCTTAAATGAGTAATCAGCCAATACGTATCCGTTGCCAGCTGCGTCGCTTCCTACGACAATAATTCCGGTTTCGTCGCTGTCTTTAGTGTTAGTTACTGCCGGGTCAATACTTACCGCTATGCGTGCTAGCGCCGGTGCGCTCTCTAATCTGTTCCGGTCAATTACCCCTCTTGTCCATAGTGCGCCTTCTACGTCATCTAGTATTTCTCCGTATAACTCTTGCCGGCCGAGTCGCGTTCCGTTGTATCGGGCTTGTAATTCTACGAGCGCGCTAGGTGCAAGGTTTGCCGCGTTATCGAACGTCGAGCCTCTAATTACTTTTACTGTTCCGTCTTCCTTTGCTACCAGTTGCCTAATCAGCGGTACCGGCCGGGGAGTCGTTGTAATAATCGTGCGCGGCTTATCTCCTAGTCGTAATCCGAATTGCAGCTGGTCGTATGTCTCCGGGTATCTCCATGCCGCTAATTCGTCGCACCACGCTCCATGATGTTGCGGACCACGCAATCGGTCAGGTTCGTCAGCTGAGAATAACTTTATGCGGCTTCCGTTTGTTAGTTTAATGTCTCCGGTAGACCGGTTGTAATACTCTAGCGCTCCGTATTGGTGCAGGATAGGTATTAGCCCTGACTCACCTTCGGCGCATGTATCTCTAACGTCACCGAACGTAGGCGCAATTACCGCCCATCGCGTCCAGTTATTTGTTAGCGCTTGCCACACTATCCATTCGGCCGCTGTACGCGTCTTCCCCGCACCACGCCCTGCAAGGTATAGCCATACCGACCAATCGCCTTCCTTAGTTGGTAATTGCTCGGGTCTCGCCAGTATCGCCTCCCACGTTGCCCGTCGCGCCCCGAGATTGTCTAATGAGTTCAACAATTCGGGCTGTGTGTTCAACGAGTTGCTGACCCTCATAGACTGTTACCTCCGCCTGTATCTTCGTTGGAGCATCTAGCCCCAATAGTCTTGCTCTCCGGTCTTGTATTCGTAATACTGTGTCAATAGCCCTCATGTCGCCGTCTTTTGCTTTAGGCCATATTCCTAATTGCATTCTGTCTAACCTGTCTAATTCCACGTCTCGCAGCTCTTCTAGGTTCGGCCGTATCATTCTTGCCGCAGCTCGCTGGTACATCTTGTATGCCCCGCTAGCGTTTTTGAACCCTATCTCCGCGCTAATCTTTTCCCACGTTACTCCAGCGCGACGTAGTTCAATAATCTTTAATTCCTTCTCCAGTATTGCCGGAGATGGTGCATTTTTCCTGCTCATGCGTTTCCTTTTCCTCGATACAAGCAGTCTGCCATAATCTGAGTAATTTCGCTACTCGTCTTATCCCCCGGTAGGTAAATCGCTCCGTATTCTTCGGCTAGGTTTCTGTGTTTAGTTGCTCTTCCTTTTGCCCATGTAGGGTTTTGCGTCTTTCCTGTTTTGGCGCTTCTTGCTTCCCGGCGTGCAGCTGCCGTCTTGTTATCTGTGTTCAGGTAGAACAGGTATAGCGTTCCGTAAGTCTTTGCGAGGTCGAAGTATGTCCGGCTTGCTAGCCTGTCGCCTTCTCCGTAAATCGTTGCCTCTGCGCTTGCGTAAAACTGTGGCATAAGCGTAATTACTGTGTTGCCTAGCGTGTCTGTACCGCTGAAATGTTCCCTATCCCAGCCTAATGAGTAAATCTTTCCTAGTTTTGGCGCTTCATATTCCTGATACTTGAAAGGTTTGTCATACATGTTTACCTTAGCCCAATCCTTTTGGAATTCTTTTGTTAGGGTCGTTTTGCCGCTTCCCGGCTGCCCTATCAGGTAGATAGTGTCCACTTCATCGCCTCTCGCTTCGGTGCGCTGCCTACAATCCAGAACAGGCTAGTGCCGTCAGGGTCGTGATACCAGCTGAACATTCCCGGGTTTTTCTCCATGTAGGTAATTGCTTTGCCTTCGTATGTAGGGTGAAAGTCAATCCCGCTCTTTCTGTATGGCATTTTGTCGCCGTACGAACTGAACTTAGTTGAGTGCAGGTCGTAATGTACGAGCAGGATTTGGCCGTCTGTCTGATGTTCGTCTTCTAGGTCTTTATGGTGCATGTACTTGCGTCGGTACTTGTCTCGTATTACTAGCCCGGTCGCCCGTTCAATCTTGGCTAGTCTTTCCTCAATCATCTTTAGCCTTGTCGGACCGATACCGAATAGCGTTACCTTCTTTACGTTTGTCTTGTATTTAGCGAGGCCGTATAGAACGCTGACGCAGCTGTTGCAGCTTCCGGCGGTCATTGCTAGGTGCGTTACTTCGTCGGGAATGTTTTGTACCTGATACGCGCCTACTTCGTGGAACGCTCTTACGTCATCGTCTGTAGCGTTATCGTCTACTGTAATCCCGTAATTCAATCTGTAATAGCCTTCGTATTGCGGCGTTTGTAACAATTTCGTTACGTTGCTCTGTATCCCCGGGTTATACGCCACTTTGCCGAACACAAACTCTGCTCCTGCGTCTTGCGCTATCGCTACGTTTTCGTGCCGTATTGCTGTTTCCGGCTTTGTGCCGCCTAATACGCAGGTAATTGGAATGTTGTAATGCTTTGCGACTAATGCCCCCATGCTTAGTTGCGGGCTTAGCACGCTTGCTCCGGTAATAATTCCCGGTACGTCTAATTGACTCATCAGGTGTAGCAGCTGTCGCAGCTTGCTTCCGTTAATCCCGCCGTAACCTAATGGCGCGAAATAATCTTCTCTCTTCCAATGTATTCCGTCGCGTAATTCTACCGGCGTTAGCGTATACATGTGGTCTTCCCACTTTGTATTCTCTCTGTTTATGCCTAATACCGGGAATACTGAATCGTTCATAGCCATTCCTTTATTGTGCCTTCGTCTACTGCCTCATTGTAATCGTTAGCGTACTCCGGGTATTCCTTATCCATCATAATTACCTGCCCCGTAGTCCGGTAATGATTTTGTTTTACCGGGTGTAGGCCGAGGTCTTCCGGGTTATCTTCTATGCGTAGGTGCGTTGGTAGGCAATCTCTTCTTGCTTCCCAGAATACGCTTAGGTCTTCCTCCGGCCAATTCGTTTCATTCTTCTTTATGCGCCCGGCCAGCATGTCGTTGTACACATTTGGGTATCTTCGGTTCGGTCTATGCCAGCTTTTGTACGTGCATAGCGTGGACTCTAATGTGAAGTATGAGACGTCGTATTCCCATGGCTTTCCCTTTGCGCGCTCTTTAGCCGCAATCAGTAAGTCAGCGCCTTTGTTCTCTAGCCCTTGTAACAATTCGTTACTGTATCTCCCGTCGAAATCCGGGTTTGATTTATGCCAATCGTATCTATCCAGCCCCGCCACAATGCATAATCCGTTCCGGTGCGAGCGCGACCCGCTAATGTCGTTGATAAATAACGTATCGCAATCGAAAGGTACGCCCATAATTCGCAGGTATTCGAGGTATGAGAACGTACTTAGCCGGCCGAACGTAGCAATCTTGCTCGCTTCGTGCCACATCGCGCTAAATCCTTTTGCAGCTGTGGAGTACCAAAAATCTTTTTGCGAGTCGCCTATTAGCCCTATGTAACTTTGTATTGCCTCTTCTAATGACTTTTTATGGTATCTCCGGTCAGTATCG